CTACCGCTCATACAGTGAAAGAGGCGCTTTCATCATTCCTTTATTTACTCTTTGAGAAGAGAATAAAGTATTTTGAATCCCGCGCTTTCCTGAGTAGGAATTCTATGTTTAAGCTAAGCTTCACCCACCTTCAACAGTGGGGTCCCTAGAATTTACTCTTTTCTATATACTAGAAGAGTCAAGTTCAGGACAGAAGATAGTGCACAACTAAATTCCGCCTAAATATGAAAAGAAGAGTCTGGACTATAAGTCTAGTCAAGCTGTTGCTCACGAGTTACTCGTAGTTCGCATAACCTGCAAAAGCAGCAGGCGCGTCCCACCAACGTACTCCAGGCATACCGGCTTTAGCCGCAAGAAGTACTAACCAATTTTCACAAGGTATTGTACGTCTAGGAGCTTCATTAAATCTAAAGCTCATTGCATATGCAGTTGAGTCTTTATATAATTTAACAGCTTCTAAGATAGGCATACCGTATTTGGCAGCTTTATATAGTCGATCTTCAAGAACGTCTAAACGATCTTGTGGGTCGGTATCCCGTAATAGGATATCTTCGGCTATACTCCGACGTTGCGCTAACATAACATTATTATTAACGACTTTTGATAAGTCTAATAATGTAAAGGCAAATTCGTCTATCTTTGCATCATATGAAGATACCACTTGTTTAGTGATAGCTAAAGCCTTTAAGTAGGCAGTTTCACTCATATAAGGGATCAGCTCATCCTTAGCCAATTCTAATCGCGTATCAAAATCTGATAACGTCGATTCTAATATGGTGTAAGGTTCACCTTTCAGCATTTCGACCACGCTTTGCATAGTCTGATGCAGTGGTATAGAAGCCTTCTTAGGCTCTATAACATCCTCCTCATTATGAGGATCTATCAGTACACTAATTGCATATTCTAGCGATTTATTATCCTCTTTGGTTAATGATCCTAAAATAGCTAAAAGCGCATGATGTGCGCCAGCCTTAAGAGGTTTGGCCATATCATGACTTCCACGGGCTAAAACGGCTGCAATTGCAGTTCGTGATAGCTGGAATCGTCTAAGAGCTAATCGCAAGATTAGTCCAACTTTTCCGGGTAATGAATCTCCTTTAAGGAATTCATTCCATGATAACCCTGAGACATCTTCACCGCTTAGTGATGTTCGCTTAGCAAACTCAAAAGCAGGAATAGTCGGGGCAGGTATGGATTTGGCAGGGTTTGCACCCACGCCTAAAAGATCTAGTATTTTACAATACTCAAGATAAACATCTTTATCAAAGATAACGATGTCATCTCCAAGGATCTCATATAAATCATACCATAGCTCCTGTTTTCCTTTGCATCTATGAACTGCAAACTGCAGTATCATATGGTGTGTTAAGGCTAACATAGCCCAGGAACTTAATGCCCCCATTGGTTGCCCAACAGAGTATTT